ATACCTTTGACTCAAGGCACTATTACGTATGACTTACCTGTAGATACTATAGATTTGTTAGAACATCAGGTAAGAACAGGTTCAGGCTCAAATCAACAAGACTTAACAATTAGCCGTATATCAGTTAGCACATACGCAACAATACCGAATAAAAATGCGACAGGCCGACCCATACAGATATTTATTGACAGAAAGTCTGGGGCTACTAATTCTTCCGGTGTTGTTCAAACCCCTCAAGTAAAAGTATGGCCGACTCCAGATCAGAGTAATTTTTATACTCTTGTGTACTTTAGAATGAGAAGAATACAAGACGCAGGTAATGGTGTTAACACACCAGACATACCGTTTAGAATGTTGCCTTGCTTGGTATCAGGATTAGCGTATTATCTTTCTTTAAAAATACCAGAAGCAACTGACAGAATACAGATGTTAAAACAAGACTATGAAGAGCAGTGGATGATAGCTTCTAGTGAAGATAGAGAGAAGGCTCCTTTGCGATTAGCACCGAGAGAGTTTTTATATTGATATGGGATCTAACTATGCAAGAGGCAAAAGAGCTATCGCAGAGTGCGATAGATGTGGATTTAGGTATAAATTAAAGGAATTAAAACAGCTTACAATAAAGACAAAAAGTGTTAATATTCTGGTATGCCCAGAGTGTTTTGAGCAGGATCAGCCACAATTACAACTCGGCATGTTTCCTGTAAACGACCCTCAAGCTCTGAGGAACCCACGACCAGATTTAACACGATTTGCAGAATCAGATTCCAGAAGTTATCAGTATGGGTTTGACCCTGTAGGTTTTAGCAATCCTTTTAATTTGGATCTAATAAATAATTTGTTAATATCTGGAAGTGTAGGCACAATTACTATAGGAGGAGATGCGGTTTCTAGCACCGAATCTAGTAGTGATAGTAGTGATAGTAGTGATAGCGGAGACAGTGGTGATAGCGGAGACAGTGGTGATAGCGGAGGTGGGTATTAAATAAATCAGGAGAACTTATGAAAGACACCGGAAAATTTAAACAACCTATGGATATGCCTGTACCAAAGCAAGATGGGTATCCAAACAATGTAGCAAACACTCAAACAGTTAAAACAAGAGGGACAGGTGCTGCTACAAAAGGTACAAACTCTTCTAAGAAACTTGGATAATGAACTATAGTCAATTATTTGAAACTATAAAAGGTTATTGTGAGAATGACTTTCCTGATACTTCTTTTACAGATAGTGGTGGAAATACAATTACTCTTACAAGCACCGAGCAGATTAATACATTTATAGACCAAGCAGAACAAAAAGTTTTTAACTCTGTTCAGATATTAGATCTTAGGAAAAATGTGACAGGGGGTATGACTACAGGTAATCAGTATCTTACAGTTCCAACGGATTGGCTTGCTAACTTTTCTTTAGCGGTTATTGATTCTTCTGGAAACTATAGTTATTTGTTGAATAAAGATGTTAATTTTATTCGTGAGGCTTTCCCGAACCCTTCTACCACAGGGCAACCTACGCACTATGCGTTGTTTGACCAAAATTCTTATATATTGGGACCGACTCCAGACGCAAATTATTCTACTGAACTTCACTATTTTTATTATCCACCATCTATTGTTACAAGCAGTACTTCTTGGTTGGGTGATAACTTTGATTCTGTTTTACTTTATGGCGCTTTGATAGAAGCACACATATTTATGAAAGGTGAGGCAGACAGTTACCAAAGCTATGTGCAGAGGTATAATGAGTCTATGGCGTTACTGAAACAATTAAGTGAAGGTAAGAATCGTCAAGATATGTATAGAACTAAACAAGTTAGGTTGGGGGTACAATGATTGGTAATAGCACATCAGTATTGTTAGGTGGTGGAGTAAAAGTTATGACAACTTCTCGTAGAGGTTTTAATACTGAGGAAGTTGCTGAAAGAGCATTAAATAAGATAATAGCTGTCGGTAGTGATTCACACCCTGCAGTTAGAGCGCAAGCTGAAGCTTTTAAAAAAGATATACGAAAAGTTTTAGTGCAATATATGAAAGAAATGGTCAGGAGCCATAATACAACCTTAGCTCATAGGTTTAGAGAGATGGGATATCCTGAACTAATTAAATTACTAGAGGAGTAAAAAATGGCTATTACACAAGCAATGTGTACATCTTTTAAAGCAGAAGTATTATTGGGTGTTCACGATTTTAGACCTGACGCATCTGCTACATCGGACGTTTTTAAATTAGCGTTGTATTCTGCAGCAGCTACTTTAAGTGCTGGCACTACATCTTTTACAACAAGTAGTGAATCCACTGGAACTACTTCAGGTGGTTCTGCTCTTGTAAATTTAGGTGTTACTATAGGGGATTCTACGGGGTTTGTAGATTTCTCTGATTTAACATTTACTAACGTCACTATAAATGCGGCGGGGTGTTTAATTTATAACAGTACGCCTTCTACAAATTCAAACACTGGAGCTTCTTTAACTAACCCTGCCGTATGTGTGTTAGATTTTGGAGGTACAAAAACATCCACTTCAGGTGATTTTAGTGTAATATTTCCAGCGAATACGAGTGCTGCAGCTATAATTAGAATAGCTTAAAATGGCTGATGTAAATGTTAATGTAGCAAGACAAGCCGTTGCAAACGGGTGGGGTAGAGCGGCTTGGGGTGACGGTGGTTGGAACGCATCAATAACTGAACCTGACATTAGCATGACAGGAGCTGTGGGGTCTACGTTTGTTAACGCAGATGCAAATGTAAGTGGTCTATCCGGTGTCATAGGATTAAAGTTTGTAGGTGAAGAAGAAGTAGTCAGTAATAATAATCTAAGCGTTACTGGTTTTAGCGCAACAGTTGGTTTAGGTTCAATATCTGTAGCTTTAAATAATATAGTCTCTGCAACCGGGCTATCTGCAACGAGTAGTTTAGGTAGTGTATCAGCAGAAGCTAACGCTACTACAAATGTAACTGGAGTATCCTCTGCTATGAGTTTAGGTAATAATTTAGTATGGGGGCAAATAGACACAACACAAACACCCGATTGGGGAGAAATTAAAGAAGCAGCATAGGAGAATAAAATGGCTTCATCATATTCAAATTTAAAAATACAACTCATGGGAACCGGAGATAACTCTGGAACTTGGGGTACAATTACGAATACAAACTTAGGCACTGCCATAGAAGAAGCTATTTGTGAATCCGCAGATGTTGCTTTTTCTCAGGATAGCCTCACTCTTTCTTTGACAGACAGTAATGCCACTCAAGTGGCTAGGCATTTACGCCTCAATCTAACTGGTACAGGATCTGCAGGGATAACTCTTACCGTTCCTGATATAGAAAAAAACTACATAATTAATAATACTTTAGCCACTGATGTAGGAATAAAAAACTCTTCAGGATCACAAGTCACCGTCCCTAATGGTAGATCAGCGATAGTGTATAGCACAGGGTCTGGCGTAGTAGATGCGATTACAGGTTTAAATACTGCAGAAGTAACGGATTTAACAGTTACTACTAAGTTATCTGCTAACGGTACGTTAGATGTATCAGGTAACGGTTCTGTGGGAGGCACGTTTAATGTAGAAGGCGATTTAAAAAACGCTTCGGGTAATTTAACAGTAGACCCTGCTACACAAATTGTAGAAATTAGAGGTAATGGTTCAGATACAGAAGGGCAGATAAAATTAAACTGTCATGCTAATAGTCACGGACAAACTTTAAAAGCGCAACCACACTCTCTTAATATAACTAATACTAATTTATTACCAAAAGGCGGTAACTCAACATTAGTTTCTGAAAGTGCCAGTGCGACTATTACTAATAAAATTTTTAACGCCAGTCTTAGAGAAAAAATAAATGTTTCTACAACCTCTGCTACGGGCGTAATTAATTTTAGTGTATTAGAACAAAATGCTGAATTAAGAACAAATGATGCGGCGGCAGACTTTGAGTTAAATTTTAGAGGTAGTGCAGGAGCAACATTCGCTTCCATTATGCCTACTGGCGAATCAGTATCGCTTGCATTTGAGTCAAAAATGGGTGCAACTGCGTATTATTTAGAAGCAATACAAATAGACGGTGCTACAGCCAACCCAGTGTATTGGCAAGGAGGCACTGCGCCATCTCAGGGTAATGTTAGTGGTGTGGATAGTTATTTAATAAACATTACTAGGACTACGGGAACGGCTAATTACACTTGTTTAGCATCTCAAACACAGTTCGGGAAGGTTGATTACTAATGCCAGTTAAAAGTCTAAAAGGCGGTATAGGAGTAAGACCTCTTGGTTTTGGTCTTGGAGCTGCTGAAGAAGAAACAGAGCCTAACTTTAATCAAACTGTATTACTTCTTCATGCAGATGGTTCTGAAGGTGCAGGAGATACATCAAATTTAGGAGATCCAAACTACAAAGCATTTAAAGATAACTCTACATCAGCTCATGCTCTTGCTGTAGCAGGTGATGCTTATGGTAATGACTTTAGCCCATATTATTATGCTGATGGGTATTGGAGTAATTTGTTTACTGTGAATAATACTACTATGAGTCTTACATCTACGGCTGCTTTACAATTAAGTGGAGTATTTACAGTAGAATGTTGGATTAATTTAAAGACTTTAGCAACTGATGGTGGGCCTCATCCAAGTATTCTTACTTTTCCTACTAATGGAAGTTATCAAACACAACTTTACTTAAATTCTAGTAATGATTATGTTGGTTGGTATTATAATGGAGATATAGTTAAAACAACTAATAATAGTATTTCATTAAACACATGGCATCATATTGCTGTTGCCAGAGATGCTTCAAATCAAATAGCTTTGTGGTTAGATGGAACTAGAATAAGTGCTTTAGCTACAGGGCAATCAACATCGTATGGAAATACAAGTGGTACTTTTTATATTGGTTCTTTTAGTACGACTGGAGAATTAGATGGCTATATATCAAATGTTAGAATAGTAAAAGGTTATGATGTTTATGGAACTACTAATACATCTATAACAGTACCTACTACTCCTCTTACAGCAATAACAGGAACTAGTTTATTAACTTGTCAATCAAATAGATTTATAGATAATGCCTCTAGCCCTCATGCTCTTACAGTGGGAAGTGGTCAATCAATATCTACCAACACACCATTCACAGTTACAAAAACTGCAAATGTAGGCGCAGGATTTTTTGATGGTAATACTGATAATTTAACAACATCAGGAAGTTCTGATTTTGCTTTTGGTACAGGAGACTTTACTGCTGAAGCTTGGGTATACCCTAGTAGTTTACCTTCAACTGCTGTTGTTTTAGACCTAAGATATAACAATAATGCTAATACAGATAATATATCCGCACTAACTTTGTTTGGTTCAACATTAGGATCTTTTATTGGAGCTAATAAAACAGCCGGATCTGATATACCGGTTGTAATAGGACAGTGGAATCATATTGTTGTTCAAAGAATAAGTAGCACTTTGTATTTTGCTGTTAATGGGAAAGTAAGTTCAACAACTGTTGCCTCATCAGACAATCTTAATAATACTAACCAAAGAGCAACAGTAGGTGGTAATGTAGACCAAACAACTGTGTCTATGTATACAGGTTATATAGCAGACCTTCGTGTAGTTAATGGAACAGGAGTATATGGAACAAGTAATTTCGATGTACCAACAACATCATTAACAGCAGTAACAAATACTAAATTTCTTACATGTCAATACTCAGGAGCAGTTCGTAATGTAGGCTTCTTAGATGACTCTAAATATAATCATCGTATAACTCGTAATGGTGATGTAAGCATAGGTACATTCAGCCCATTTAGTTTAGAAGATGGGTATTGGAGTTATTATGGAGGTAATACAGGAGGTTATTACTTTGCAGATTCTGCTGATCTTGAAATAGGTACTTCAGATTTTACAATCGAATTTTGGATGAATTTAGATACAATTAGTGGAGGTGACTATCTTACTGGTAAAGTGCCTTCTAGTGGAGCAGGAGGTGATACAGCTTTTCAAATATATATGAGTGGTAGTGGAGGAGTAATAAATTTCTGGCTACAAGACACATCAGGTACTACGACTATTTCAACTCCTTCTTCTACTATATCTGCACATACATGGCATTTTATTTCTTGTGTTCGACAGAGTGGAACAATGAGACTATATGTAGATGGAGTTCAAAAAGCTACAGGAACTAGATCAGGTTCGGTAAAAGATGTTGCAGGAGGTGTTGGAATAGGCATGACTGGTGAATATGCTGATTATCTTGCAGGATACATGAGTAACTATAGATTTGTAATTGGTACTTGTTTGCGAAACGATGGTACTACATTTAGTGTTCCAACAACGCCTTTAACTTCAACTGGTTCAGAAACAAAAATACTTACGGCACAATCAAATAAATTTGTTGATAATTCTTCTACAGGAAGAACTCCTGTTCTTTCAGGTACAGCACCTAAAATATTACCATTCTCACCTCTTGCGCCATCTAGGTCATATAGTAAAGATGCAGTAGGTGGTAGTGTTTACTATGATGGTACTGGAGATTATTTAACTTACACAACAGATAATGCAACTCCTAGACTTAGTACAAACTGGAGCATAGAGTTTTGGATGTATTTAACTGCTCGTGGCTCTCATGGTTTTCTTCAGCAACATGGTGGAAGTGCAGGTGATTTTAACACCACAAATGGTATGTCATTTCAATTCTATGAGGTTAGTAGTACTATGTATTGGCAACCTGCAAATGGTTCAGGGGGTTCTGTAGCATTATCAACAGCAACCTTACCCCCATTATTTGCTTGGACTCACATGGTAATTAGTAATGATGGTACACAGACTTCAGTATTTATGTATGGAGTTAGGGTGTTAAATGGAACAACTGGTTATGAAGATATGCACAATGCAACAACATCTAATAAAATTCAATTAGGATATTTAGCAGGTTCTGACTATCCAACTGATGGTTATTTTACTGGACTGCAATATCATAACACAGAAGTTTATGATGCTAGTTCTACAACAATAACAGTTCCAACTGCTCCTAAGTCTGCCGATGCTAATACTTTATTATTATCAAACTTTACTAATGCAGGTATCATTGACCACACAATGAAAAACAACCTTGAGACAGAAAATAATACAAGAGTCTCGGGACAACAAGTTAAGTTTGGTACTGGTAGTATGTATCTTGATGGTACTGGTGATTATTTATTTTTACCATCTAATGACAATTTAGTAATGGGGACTGGTGATTTTACTTTTGAAATGTTCTTTTATTATGATGCAGCTAGTTATGCTGATGGATATTTAATTGACCAAAGAAATACTGCTTCACAAGCTGCAATTGCAGTATATATTCAAGCAAGTACAGGAAAATTTATTTATTATGTAAGTGGTTCTGCACGAATTAATGATGCAACTCCTGCATCCGTTAGAGCATGGCAACATTTTGCATTGGTGCGATACAATGGAACAACAACAATTTATGTTAACGGAACTGCAT